CCTAAACAACTTGCACAGGACATGTCCCTTCGCAAATTGTGTTATGAAATTGAAAAGCTTGAGCAGGAAGCCGAGACTCTGAAAGAGTCGACCCCGGAGCCTTCTGAAAAAGAGGAACCCCCAAAGAAATCAAAGGGCCCCAGACCTTTCTGGTCTTGGCTCTTGGCAGATAGTGATGATGAAGACTCTTAGAGAATTTAGTCTCTAAATTGGTAATGTCAATAGAAAGATGGCGGGTCCCGAACGGCCGCGCCACCCACGTCCTCATGGACGGTGGGATCCTTTTCGTACCCACAGAGGAAACCAGGGAATTTACCCAAGCCTGTGTGGATGCGATTAATTCAGGAACTAAATTGTACGTGGTCGAGCAAAAGACGGAACTTTTCAAGTTCTTCGTGGACCTGGATTATAAGGCCCAAGAGAAACTGAAGGATGAAGATCTTCTCCAATTTTGTTTTATAATTCACGAAGCTCTTGGCACGTCATCGAGGTGCCTGATTGCTCGGGCCCGTCCAAGACCTGTAGCTGAGGGGCTCATAAAATCAGGGGTCCATATTCATTGGCCAGACTTGATTGTCACCAGAACTCAGGCTCTTAATTTTAGATCAAAAATCATTTTGAATTTGTCCCAAGACTTTGCATTTGATTGGGACCGTGTTATCGATGCTTCCGTCTATGGAGGTTCTGGACTCAGGATGTTATGGTCCCACAAGAAACCCACAGGGGACCCATATGTTCCATGGAGAGACCTGAACGGCACATTGTTCGCAAAGGAACCCAGTGTGGACATACTCGCGCTCTTTGCGGTCCGCACGGACGAGGAGGCGCGTCAGGAGGAGGTTCTTGAGAATAACGGCCCACTTGAGGAATTTGTGCGCAAATATTTGGAGGGTCAATTGAGGACGCACATCAAGAAGGTTCAGCGGAATGATCACGACGGTTGGTTCGCTCAGACAGACTCGAAGTATTGTGAGCGGATCCACAAGGACCACAAGTCAAATCATACATGGTTTTCTATACGTTCTGGACGCATCTCCCAGCGGTGCTTTGACGAGGACTGCCGTGAGTTCAAGGGTCAGGAACATATTCTCCCTCCATCAATAGTAGAGCAACTCAATGACGTTGCTATTGTGGGTAGTCCTTCTTGTAGTTTTCTTATGGATTTTCTTCCCGATGGGCCCAGTCGCACGTTTCAAAAAGTACAAAGAGAAGGTGCACAAGTACTCGGGTCTGGACCCAAAGAGCTGGGAAAGATTTTTGACCAACATCCAAGAGTTCGAACGGTTGGCTTCGACCGACCAACTTGACGAGTCAGCCAAGTCGCTCTACGCGTGTGTAGAGAACATCAGAGACATTGCCATGGGAATAAGACGTGCAGATGATTCAGAACATCAGGAGGATCTCAATGCCATCGCAAACGAACTGGGATATGAAGGAGAGTTTATAATAAACCAAAATGCAATTTCTCGAGGCATCAACTTCTTCCCCAAGTACTTAAACGAATCACTCGTGGACTATCCAGATGCCCGACCAGAAGGCCCCTTCCCCCGACTCCGCGCAGACACCTGAGCCGCGAACGCGTTCAGGGCGCGTCTCGAAGCCCCCCGTACGTTACGAGCCTGTTGAGCAGGTCGAGGACGACTACGCAGCTGAAGATTACGATTCCGACGAGTCTGATATCAAATCCGACGGTGAATCTGATGATTTCTCCGAAGAGGAAGATGATGAAGAAGATGCCGACGAGGATGGAAATTTAGACGGGTTTGTTGTACCAGATAAAAACGAGAGTGGTGATTCAGACAGTGACGACGATGGAAAACCTGCCGTTCCTGTCAAAAAGCGACCAACCGTCCCAGTCAAGAAACGGGCCCCAGTCCGAAAGTGAGTGGCCCATTCAGGAACAACCACGCCCTATGTTTCAGCGCGACCTCGAGGCGCCCCAAAAGGATCCCCTTGATTTCCTGAAAAATACAAATCCCGTCGGTCTGATTCTTCTCGGCATTGTTATCGGTGTTATGATTGTAAGTATGCGGCCTATTGTTGTTCAGTCTAAGTAAAATACGTTACAAACAATATATCAAGTACAAAACAAGAATAATATGTTTTCAATATTATTTCTGTTTTCAATGTTATTAAAGTAAATCGCACCTAACAAAAATAAAGGTATTGCGACGACGTCTCCTAGACGAGGGATGTTCATTATTAGGTAACAGTATATAAAATCGCACTTCCAGAATTGGAATCAGCCCCAATAAAATCCCCTATAGGACCCGTGCGTTTCACACGGACATCCTCCTGAAGAAAACCTAGCCAAGGATTCTCACGAGTCTGATCGGCTGGTTCCATATCTCTGAATACATCAAACTGATTGTCATGAGCGGCAACAGTTTGAGATATTCTTGCGGGTGCTGGTGGGAACCGCTTGTACGCCATGTACAAGAGGGCCAACACGATCACTACCGCAATCAATTTAAATAACATTATTAGTATTTAGCAATATTTTAGGCTGCGTCAGGGACCTCCTCCTCCTCGACGATCGGCTCCTTGGTCTCGGCGGCGCGATCGGCCGCCACCTTGTCAGCAGCATCTTGCGCCTCCTTGCGCTTCATGATCTCGGCAGTCACACGAATATCCGCCTTGGCGACTAGCTCCTCCATCGAAGCCTCTGGGAACTCCTTCTTCAGGTCGTTCAGCAGGTCTGCAGGGTGGGGAATTGGGGGAACGTCCGGCTTGGTGTAATACTTGCTGTTCTCGTCACCGGGCTCGATGAAGGGCGTGTCGCTTCCCTCGAGGGGCTTGGCCATCATGTCACGCTTACGCTTCTCGAACATCGCCGCCGCGGCAGTCTGACTCTTGCGGTAGTTGACCATAATCTCCTCGAGCTTATCGTTCTGGTAGTGCACGTCCTCAATCTCCTCGCGCTTAGGAGGGATCAGAAGCCACTTATACATGTCCACCACGTAGATGTCCACCAGCGCGTCATCCTTCTGGAGGCGCTTGGCATGGGAACCAGCCTCGTCACGGGTCGGGAAGCAACCACGGATCTTCAGACCCAGCTGATCATTCTTCTGGGGCATATCGGGGCCGACAAACGACACACAGGCAAAAAGCTGTCCTGGAACCGTCAGGTAATCCTGCTCGAGGGAACCCATTTAAAAGTAACAAGCGTTTTTCTTTTAAGTCTATAAACGCAAATGGAAGATCTCCGCAAAGTCCACAACAACTATAAACGTAAGCACATCAACAAGTGGGTCTCTGTGCCTAATTCATACGTCCTCGACTGTGGATGCGGTCGGGGTGGTGACTGGTGGAAGTGGAAGGCGTGTGGCGTCCGGGTGGCAGCCATAGACCCCGACGCTGAATCACTCGTTGAGGCCCAGCGTCGTGCCACCGACATGGGGTTTGACGTCTGGTTCCTAGGTCAGGGTGATATCCGCCAAGCAGCCTTTGCTGGACCATATGACGTGATCTGCTACAACTTTTCGCTCCACTACATTTTTGAAAACGAAAAGACCCTCGAAGAATCCCTGAAGGCCATCAAGGTGGCGCTGAAACATGGGGGTTTGTTAATTGGGATCACCCCTGAAAAGGCTCGGGCCGAGGCCATGGTCGATGAGTCTGGTAATTTCAAAGACAAATTAGGAAATGAATTTAAAATTAAAAATGAAAAACTTCATGTCCGTCTGACAGACGGTCCCTTCTATGCTGACGGAGCAAAGGAGGAGCCCCTCTTGGACGGACGGGTTCTCATCGAACACCTGAAAACCCTGGGGTTCAACAGGTTGGTATGGGAACCCATGGTACCCAGGCCAACAGGGCTCATCTCGGATTTATATACAAAATTTGTCTTTGTAAATGGTAGTTGAGGGAAAGATGAACGGAGTTCATATTTTGGTCCTTTTGGTTTTACTATTCATGTTGGGTCTTGTGTCAATCACTAATTCAGAACCAAAAATGCTCACGGAACTGAAGTACAGATACTTCCATACGATTGATATTCTTCGTGAAACGGGAGACCCCATGTGGAAACCGGTCCTGAAACCAGCAATCATCACAGGTATCAACGGGAAGAAAGACGGGGTCATAGGTTCCAACGTGAATAAAGGGTACGAGATTTACATCTGCCTGGATGGAGACGATGTAAACTCGGCTTTTTATGTGCTCATTCACGAGTTGGCCCACATGACCGTACCCGAGTATGATCACTCGATCAAATTTTGGGATAATTTCGAAAAACTAAAGAAGATTTGCATAGACAATGGGCTGTACACAAAGTCTGGGGAACGCAAGTACTGCGGGGACACGGTGAGGGACTGAGGGTGTCGCGAAGGCGTACTAAGAACAGGATCCTTCGGATCCTCCTTAGGCCTTGTCCCCCAGAAACTGCCGGGCAAAATAGAACACGATAGCAGCTATCAGAGCGGTCACGGCCATTCCCGTCATAGAAATCTCACCATTATCACCCAGGAACTTGGGTACCATGGTGCTCAGTTTGCCCTGGACCGGCTTTGAATAGGCGATAACCGCCGCCACACCGGCCAGAGCCGCGTACCACTGCTCGTCGGTGAGGCCAAAGGGGTTCTTGGACGAACCCGCAGAGCTCTTGGAGGACTTGGCCTGCTTCTGAGGTGGTGCCTGCTCGTATGGCGAACCCTGAACCTCATCCTGCATCATCCGTCCTGGACCAGGCATAACTTCCTCAATCGACGACGAAAACTCCGCCATTTGAGATTCGTCTATATTTTTTTCAGGCTCCACGTCCCGCAAGAGGCCAATGGGAACAGTGCGCTTACCAGCGGTGCTCTCGTTCTGTGGGGGAGGCTCGACAGACGCCGACGCAACGGGCATGGGCGTCGCCAAATCGGACACGTTCGGATCGTATGCCATCATCTAATTCAG